CCAGAATCCAATACTTTCAGTTCGTTCGTTTTTCTCTTTTCTCCCTGTGCTTCATCTGGCACTCGATCATCTTCGCTATATTCTCATGTTCCTGTTTTATTCCATGCCCCTGACGGAACAACTCACATTCGAGGATATTCCCGCATCTGGAACACTCGTCTTTAATTTCTTTTCCTGCTATTTGCATTATTCGTCCTCACAATAAATTAAAAGGTGTTTGGCAATTTGTTTAAGCTCATTCTTTCCGTATAATCGGATCCCATCTTTTAATCCTCTGTCAATCATCCAATCTACTAATTTCAAAGGTTGTTTAGGAGGCTCGCCATCCTTTGGTGATGCCGCTTCTTTATTGGACTGAATCGTAATTCCATACCATAAATGACGATTCCAGTATTCTAATGCTTCTTGACTGCATCTTTCTTCTAACTCCGTAAAAACTTTTTTGTAATCAGATAAATCTTCTGTCATTTTCTTTACTTCTTGTTCTGTCATTTTCTACATCCTCCCAAAATTCGCAAACACAATCTGGTTCCGTAAAATCAGCGCAGTGTTCACTGTCGCCGTTAAAACATACCCATGTAAAATCATCATGTTTCTTACATGTTTTACAACACTTTTCTTTTTGCATAATTAACACCTCAATTTAAAAAAGTCCAGTGTGCCGACTTGAACGGCATACATCTCCCAACGAGAAACACTGGAACCGAACGAAGTAAGAGAAAAATTCCAATGATTGCAGTTCATTGGAATCGGAAAGGCAGGAATCGAACCTGCGGCACATAGCTTACAATGCCATTGCTCTACCACTGAGCTACATTCCATACCGCCTGTAACGGTCAGTTCTCCGAAAAGAAACTGGGTTGATTCCCACATCACATGCTTTCGGACCGGATGAAAATATCCAGATAAGCATTAACCTTTCCATCGTAAAACGCATGAACTAGATGGTTCTTTTAGAATTGCCGACTATCACTTCTCACGGCCCGTGGTCTCATCTCTCTAAAAAGTTTTTTACGCAAACGCCTAGTGAGTTGTACATTTACGCTCATGCGTAAATCCACCTGAGACATAGACCGCCTGTATACAAACAGCTTAACTCTAAGCGGATTAAGTTGCAGGAGACGGATTCGAACCGCCGTTCTCAAGGATATGAGCCTTGCGAGATTCCACTTCTCTGTCCTGCGATATACGTGAACTTTCAGCATATTTGTACCGGCAGCTCACAAGCCGACTGTTTCTTACTTCTCGGACAGCATCCTCATATTTTGTTTATTTTACAAAATAGTGGGAGAATGCGGAGTCGAACCGCCCTGGTACTGTTAATCAGCCCTCTGCCCCTTATGGTATTGTTCTCCCATAACCCGGAAGCCCCGGGTTAGCAATATGTTTATCGTGTTATGCTTTCCACTAGGCTGTTTTATGCCGTGCCAGCTCCACGGAGTTGTTTTCGGATTTTGGAAAATACTTCCTGTGTTTGTCTCTTGAAAACTTCCTGTCCTCAATGCGCGCTTATTGACGACAATTTAACTCGGAGACTACGCCGAACGGGAAATTATCTTCATCGAACAGGCTGTGCCGTTACACACCTTTCATGAAAATAATCCACATACACTCATTCAGCAGTTTTTTCTGTCCATTAAACGGATAGACAGCATATGGAAGAAATGGAAACTACAGGACTCGAACCTGTGACTTGTCGGTTATGAGCCGACCGCTCTGCCAACTGAGCTAAGTTTCCTGAGCAGAGGGCTGTTGCAGTTCAATAACGGCTCTCTGCTGTTGCGGTTCTTTCCCTCGCAGCCGCAACAAAGGGATTGAGACTGTTGATTTCTGCGTTCTGCAGAGTCCATCCGGGGCATTTGAAGCCCCTTTAATCATCCCCGTTGGGATAGATGGAACCAATTCGGGGGGGGGAACTATATCATGGCTAAACAATATAGTCCGACTGGGCTAGCGGGATTCGAACCCGCGAATACAGCAGTCAAAATGCTGTGTCTTACCGCTTGACGATAGCCCGTTGTTTGACCGGGAAAGCCCCGGTCTTGTGATAGAGTGATATATTTTATAAGATTTTAGAAAGCATCATGTCTATATTTGTATCGTTAAGTCCGCGCCAGTTACTTTGCAATGGACGGGAAAAGTTATTCTCCATTGAGTTTCACCAACGCAGACCTAAGCTACTCTGGATGCCTCGACCTGTCAGATTCAAAGGCTTTCCCTAACCTGAGAACGACATGTTTCTGCTTTTCTTGTATTTTCACCCGTTCAATCAGTATGGTGAACAGGGGAATTTGTATTGTGAATGCTAACCACATTGGGTTCTCCTCTTATTCTGCAAAAATCCAATCCTCTGCTAACATATCTGCCTGAGATGCAACCCATCCCATCTGTACGCCAGATGTTCCGACAAAAGCAATGGATTTATTTCCGATTGCATCGTGTTCGCAATTTATAATCTCATTATCAGCAGTCTTATATGAAATTCCAGTGGCGAGCTGAATGTACTGTTTCTTTCCGTTCCAACCTTTTCTTGCCACTTTAAGTCCGCGCTTCATGTACTTAATTGCATCCCCGAAAGAGAATGTTGCTTCACCGCCGAGTACCTGGCAGTTTGTTTCGTCCGCAATAATCCATTCATCAGACTGCATATTCATAGTTGTATATTCCACCATCTGCGTCTCACGAATATCAAGTAATTCTCCTTTTTCACCGTTATCCTGTGGGCGGCACTGAATCATAATTGTTTCTTTTTCTGCATCCCAATACCAATATCCGCCCCATGATGGAAGCTTTACCTTGGCTCCCTGTTTCATAAGTTTGAATGCTTCTGAAAATTTCATTACTTGTGTCCTCCTTTATAATCTAAAAAATCACAACTGCATTAACTGCAAAACAAATTTCCATCAATATAAATACTGCCGTTGCTATTGGATTGTTTTTCTTTTCGGTTTCGTCCTGTGATATAAGAAATGCTAAAACCAATGTGAAAAATGCAATATCTAACATGGCTGCTACGAATTTTGCGAGAATCATTCTTTCTGTTTCTCTCCGATCATAAAATCAAGAATCTTACCGGCGGTTTCATCTTCTGGCTCGAATGGCAGGCCACATGTACAATACTTCTCAATCGCTGTTTTAAGGCTCGCTTTGAAACCATTGTAAATTTCTCCATGTGTCAGAAGTTCGTGTCTCAGGATTCTTACTGCGTCCTCTATGGACTGTGGTGTGTATGAGAATTTTACTTCGGATTCCATTTCAATATCCGGCAGAGCCATTAATTCAAAAACCGATGTCGGTAATTCGTCAACTGCGACATGAAAGTCTGCTGATATTACACGATTGATTTCTGTTCCGTCAACAAAATATTGTGTTCCCCTCCAGCCAGAGCCTTCTGGATTTATGATCTTTACTTTTGGAGCATTAGTACTGTTCATTCTTCAAGTCCTCCATTTCCTTTACACTGATTCCGACTATCCCGGCGCTATCTTTGCTGTCTGTAGCTTTGAAGTGCGCTTTAGGATGCTTCGGGTACATAAACTCGAACATGAGGTATTTTACTGCATCCACGAGATATTCTGTGTTTCCGGTGGAATTATATTTCTCAATACACCGTTCCATGGACGGAAGTGCCTGCACGTTCCCGGTTTTATAATTCTTCCTAGCAGGACCGTATTTATGATAGCTTACTTCGACTCGGTTCTTACGAAGTTCATCAAAGCGTTCACTGTATTCTTCTGACATATAAAAACCTCTTTTTTTATTTTTTTTGAGAAAAATTGAGTCGGCGTTTTGCCTATCTTCTTCGGAAATATTGTTCCAATGCTTCTCTGGTGATCTGCGATACGCTTTTGCCGGTTCGGTTCTTTTCGGCTATGAGTTTTCGTTCTAGCTGATATGTGAGACGGATTCTGATTGATTCGCCCTGAGGGTTATTCTTTTTCATAGGCAGTATCCATCTTTACTGAAAGAATTGGTTTGTCTCCAGTTTTTGCAAGAAGCGTAATACCTTCGCTCTCTTTCCAAGGTGATGTGACTATCTGGATATTGGAAACGCCAGTTTCACTGCAGATATTCAGCAACTGTCTAGCAATATCCATCAGCCCTGACCGAAGATATCCATCGTTGTTTACTATTTTCTCCATATTGTTCCTACCCTTCTGTGAATGTAAATGGTTATCATAAATCATTTATTGCTTTTAATTTTTGATTAGCAATTTCAACCTGAGAAGCAAGTACGCTAAGCGACACATCTCTTATAAATGATTCTTCTAACGTCATGTTTTCTCTCTGAAACAGCATCGGAGCTGTAAGCACATAGATTTCAATATTCAAATCACGAAGTCGTCTCCATGTTTCTTCGATTTCATCCTTGGTATTTCCAATGTCATCAACTCCGCAAATAATCAAAGAATCACCATTTCTCATGTTTTCGCAAAGATGTTCGAAATTATTATTTCTATCTATTGAGTCGCAAGCAAATGTGTCAATTTCTTCGCTCAAAAGTATCTTTTTCTTTGCAGACAGCGGAAACCAAATGCCTGACTCTTTTGCATATCCTATTTTCATATTTATACCTGCCTTTCTGATATCGCCTTGTTGTTTATGGCAGAGAAGCCATTAAGGCTTATGGCTTGTCGTGTTGCAA